AGCGTTATTGTAGCCAACACTGGTACCTACATAGGCTATTGGCATTCTGACTCGTATGCTACATTTATAAATTGTATATTTTCTAACCAATACTACTATAACTCTGGGGATAGTGCTGATATTCCGTCAAAGTGGTCCACTATAAGGCACCAAGTAAGTTCTAGTACTAATTTTCGGGACCTAACTTATCAAGATTATGTTATAGGGACCGCAGATATTTATGGTTATGGTTATAATTACGGTTATTCTTATTTTAAGTTACCTTCTAAATATTATTTCCAAGGTACAGTTACAGAGCAATTAGTACCAGTAGCCCGCACAATAAAAGCGTATAGAAGAGATAATGATGTAATGATGTCCCAGACCACTTCAAATGTAACTACAGGAGCTTACAGGCTGGTAACAGAGTACTCAGGGGAACATTATTTAATATGTAGAGACGATGCAGTTGGCGGACAATACAATGATCTAGTAAGGGCTTTAGTCTCACCGGCCATAGAAGACTACGAAGAAAATCAATGGTCACATAGCGCTAAATATACATTAACAATCGACCATACTCTAGTAGATGAAGATTTATTTGATTTCCCCTTACTTATAAATTTAAATACAGCATGTGGTTTGAATAATTTTAACGCAGAAGATATTTTTGCTAACTTAACTACATTTGCTTCTAGGTGGTCTTTACAAACAGAGGATAATCAACAACTTTATGTAGAAATTACAAAATGGGACCACTCGAATCGAGAAGCTATAGCTTGGGCTCAAGTACCTCTAATAAAATCAAGTGAAGATACAGTACTAATACTGCGCTATGATATCCTCTTACCAAATAACGTGTTTAATGTAGTAGCATCTTCCAACAGACTTGCAGTACATTTGTGGGGCAGAACTTGTCTAGGTACATGGCATATGACGGAAGATCCAGGAGATGTTAATGATGTACGTGATTCTTCTTATTGGTCACACCACGGCACACCTTATGATTTAGGATCAACGACCCATATTGACGCTGATTTAGGAAAAGCGATAGATTTTAGCAGTGGTTATTTAAAAATGCCAGGATTAAATGATATCTTAACAACTAACATGACATTATTTGCTGTAGTTAAATTTGACGACATAAACACTAGAGGTACAATTTTCAAAGAAGGAGCAATAGATGCTGGTTGGGAGGTGGGTGTTGACAATGGCAAATTATTTTCTTGTGTAAGTACAGCAGACAATTACCATTCAGAAGTATCTACGACATTATCAGGTATTGACACGTCAAAGGGGCATATAGTGACAGCCCTTATTGATACAGCCGGGGATAAAATAGAGTTATTTTTAGCAGACACTAGTGTGGATAGTAGAAGTGGGGCTATAGCCTCTTTTATTGGGACTGACGGAGACACTATAGGCTCAAGTTACCTAACTAGCCCATATGACCCTGTAGATATTCCCGGAGTAACTTATAATCCTTTAGTACATATAGTATCAGTTTCTGGAACAGTAGTATCTGGAACAGTTTTTAGTTTACACACTGATGGTACTTCTTATTACGATTTAACTGGTAGACATACACTAGTACCAAAAAGGCCTTCAGATGCTTCAATTTTAACAGATTATAAAAAAGCTGGTAATGGTACTGTTAGAAATCTTCAAGGCACATTAGATTCTGACCCAATAAATGAGTATAATTATATAAAAATAAATGATAACGATGCTGATTTTGGTTTTATAGAAGGCCAAGACTTCACTGTGTCTTGTTGGCTTAAAACAAGCTTTGCCGGGACTGCCACCAATTACCGTGTTTCTATAATAGGAGATGCTAATGGTACCGCTGATACCTGTATGTCATTAAGAAAAGATTACCATAGAACGGTTTCTAATAATTACTGGCACTATAGTGTAAACTATGAATTAACAATACCTAATGTATCAGGAGGATTTGTTGTAAAAAATGAAAGAATGTATCAGTACTCCTATGATAGTGGATCAGCAGATACAACTCACGTTGCGTTAGTAAGATATAATGGAGCGATAAGTTTTTATATTAATGGCCAGGAAAAATATAATATATATCATCCAGGAGAAATACCTTCACCAGTAACAGTAAGTGGTTCAATGGCAACTAGTGTTTTTTCTGTGGATGATACTATACCTTATTCAGAGTCTTACTATGCAGACATAAATAATTTAGAGATAATAAAAGGCTACGCTAGGTGGTCAGGAGACTTTACTATAACACAACCACCTAAAATAGAACCAGATACGTTTTTCTCTGGACAAATAGACGAAGTTATGTTATATAGTGAGGTAAAGACTAATGCGTACATAGCTGTTTTTAATAAAAGTGTCAGAGATGAATTAATAACATACACTTAAGGAGACTCGATTAAATGAAATGTACAGAATGTGGTATAGTAGACGAAACTGTAAAAAAATATAAATTAAATTTTGGTATTATGGACGAAAAGAAAGATCTTTTTATAGCACATGTTGTAAGAAATTTATGCAAAACATGTGTTTTTGCTAATGCTAGCTTACTAAAAAATGAATTAGAGTTTATGACAGAGTGTGATGACATACCTACAGATGAATTAGACTTAGATATATTTATAGATGAAAGTTTAATGTAAAACTTAAGGTAGGTAAAGTGTCATTAATACAATTTAACTATTGACATTTGTTTAAACTTGTAGTATAGTGTCCTCATAAAGTATTTTACAAACTTAATTATGAGGAGTTATTATGGAATTTGCAGTAAAACTAGAAAACGCGCAAAAAGCTATGAAGTTGCTGAACTCTGTAGCAAGACAGAACACTGATGACGTTGTAGGCCAAGTAGTATTAGATGTCAGAGAGACGGGTGAAACAATAATGCTTTGTAATAATGGATCACTCTCCTTGACACATCTAATTACTGATTGTGAGGTGAAAACGCCAGGAGTTGTTTGTGTATCTTATGGTAAATTGAGCTCTTTTTTAGGTGCTTTCTCTGTTTGGGAGGACGACACTGGTGTAAAAGACGTAAAATTTAAAGGCTTAAAGAATGACCTATCAATCACACTAGACAACCATTTTGCGGGTGAAAAAAAGACCGCACATAAGCTTAAGTTAAAGCTATACCCATCACATAAGATGCCTGTACCTACACCCTTTGAAGACACTACTTTAGAAATAAACTCAGCTACATTACGTTTAGCTATATCAAAAGTTATCTATGCGATCAACCCTGCGTCTATTAGGACTTTCCTTCAAGGAGTCAATATTAATTTTGAAGATAATTCAATTTATTTTGCTGGCACCGACGCCCAGATGTTGTCTGAATATAAGACAACTAATACAGGCGGCTTGACTGAAGGTAACTTCACAGTGCCTTATAGTTTTATTATGGCTCTTAGGAAGGTAATAGATGCAGAAAGTGATGTTAAATTTAGTATAGCTGGTGGTAAAATAAAGGCCTTAATAAACGCTACAACACTGCACGGCAACCTGTTGATTGGAGAAGACTACCCACAGTATGAAACAGCTTTTGAAAACTATGAACACGAAATAACTATAAACAAAGATATCATGTTAAGTAGTTTTGTGCCCTTCATGAACACCTTAGATTCCGAAGACCATAATCGTCTAACTATTGTAATAAATAATAATAAATTAATGGTAAGATCAGACTATGCAGAGTCAGAGTACTATGGTGATATTAGCTTCGAGGGTGAGTTTATTGTAGATATTAACGGTAGTTACTTATTCCAAACGTTAAACGCGATAATGGACGATGTAGTAAAGATGCGCTTTTCAGATGATACAGGCGTGCTAATTTTTGACTCAGAACAATTTCGCAACCAGAAAGCACTAATCACACCAATCAGACGTAGATAATGAAAGAGCTGGGCTTATTAAGAACTAAAGTTAAAGACTTGGACTCAGCAGGATTTCTGGGTGATAATATCTCCGAGATGGAGGTAGAGAAGGCTTGCGTGTCTTATCTAAAGAGTATAGGGTATAAAGTAGCTGAGAAACCTATACTACATAAGGTACGTAAGCTAGAGGAGTTAGTGGACTTGTTTTATCACTGTCTAGAGTTTTATCATAATGACGTTTGTTCTTTGGTGTCTAATCGTAAAAAAGACAGGGTGTTGGTGTCTAGTTTCATGAAAAGCAGACAAGAAGAACTACACTGTTCTTTTGAAGAGAGTTTGCAGGACTGTGCTAATATAATATACAGTTTATTTATATTCGAAGAGCGGTTAGGTTTAAACTCTTCAATAAGTATAAGTGTATTCAGCCCTAATTGTAAATGGATTACAGATAAGGTTATCACAATTTTAAATGATAACAAAGATGTAGAAAATGAAATCAAAGTAGAGCAGATGGTACTCTCACAAGAGACTAAGGCTGAAGAAAACTCTGGTTTCGACCTTGAAAAATTAAGGAGAAAATATGGTGAAAAAGAAGACTGAGGAGAAGTCTAAGATATCTCCTTTAGATATTGCTAAGAAAGCTATTTCTAAGCAATTTGGCGACGTAGTAAAACCTATGAGTGACAAACCTTTGATAATAGACACTATATCTACTAGGTCTATAGGTTTGGACGCTGCTATTGGCCGGGGCGGTTTTGCTCTAGGTAGAATATACGAAGTTTACGGGCCTAGTAGCGCAGGAAAAACTACGTTAGCTATGTCTATTATAGCTGAGGCACAGAGTAGAGGAATGACGGCTGCGTTTGTAGACGCAGAACACGCCGCTGACCCTGATTTGTTTGCTAGTATGGGGGTAGATTTAGAAAAGCTTGAGGTGATCGATTTATTTACAGGTGAGGATAATTTAGCTGTAGCAGAAACACTTATGAAGTCCGGTGGTTTAGACTTGTTAGTGGTTGATTCTGTGTCTAGTTTAATCCCCAAAGTAGCAGCTGAGGCTGAGTTAGAAGACCACACTATTGCCCTACTAGCTCGACTCATGAGTAAAACACTGTTACGTTATTCACCTATAGCTGCCGAGACCGGTACGTGTGTTATTTTTATTAACCAATTACGTATGAAGATTGGCGTTATGTTTGGAAATCCTGAGACCACTACTGGTGGAGAAGCTATGGGATTCTACACTACAGGGCGTATTAGAGTGTCTGGTGTAGGTGTTAAGGCCAATAAGATAGTAGATCCAGAAACAGGGTCTCTTATAGGACACAAAACCTTCTTTGAGATTGTAAAGAATAAATTAGCACCGCCGGCGATAAAAAGTTCTGTGGACCTTATCTATGGTAAAGGATACGACATGGTGTCTGAAGTAATTACTATAGCGACTGACCTGGGTGTTCTTACAAAGGCAGGTAGTTGGTATAAATACAATGACGAAAACATAGGTCAAGGAGAAAAAGGGGTACGGAAGTTCTTTGATGAAAATCATGATGTATACTTAGTGATAAAGAAAGACCTTACAGACTTGTTAGGCCTTACAGCGTTTTATGAAGCCCAAGAAGCTAGAGACGCTGCGTTAGCTAATGAGTAAGATAGCAGATGACGTGTGTGAAAGAGTTAAAAAGCTCTTTCCACACGAAACTATCGTACTTGAACATTATGTATATTACAACAATACAAAGTTGTTTTTTGATTTTTACATAAAGTCCTTAGCCATACTTATAGAGTGTCAGGGCAGTCAGCACTACAAGTTTGTTAGTCATTTTCACGATACTAAAGAGAATTTTTACGCTCAAAAGCGTCGAGACAACCTTAAAGTAGAGTATTGTGAAGAAAACAACTTGACTTTGGTCCTCTTTTATGATGAGGTGGACAAAATTGATAACCAATTAATCTTAAACAGGATATACGAGGCTATGAATGGTTAATATACTAAATATTAGAGGTAAAAAACATGGAAAAGACTGCTCTGACTGGTGCCCTCTAAAGGACGGAACATCCACGGGTGATACTAAGTACTGTGACTTAAGCCAATTATGTACACAACTAGATATGAAGTCTGACTGGTACCAGTTCTATAACCATGAGACAGGTGAATATGACTTTGATTATTTTTGCCACGGCATTTTGGTGACTGAGGAGAATAAAAGAGACGATGATGAGGTATCTTAATGGAAGAAGGTTTAAAATTAGTACAAAAAATACAGCTTAATGAGAGTTTTGTTAGCCAAGTGTTCGCATACGATGTTAGGACTCTTGGTCAAACTACTGGGGAGTTCATAGCGCAAAGTATAATAGCACTATCTCAATATAATATTTATTTTAAGAATAAAAGTAATGAGAAGAAGATGCATTTATCTCAGAAACAGCGACTTATAGACTCCACACTGTTCCACTTAATAACTCCAGAGATCGTTAAAGAGTATAAGACTAAAAAAGATGCTCGGATGAGATTACTCTTGACAGACCCCACATTAAATGCTATACAGTTAGACATAGAAGTTTTACAGGATGAGCTTTACTTATTAGATGGTATGGATAAAACTATATCAGAGTTGATAGCATCATTTAAGCGTGAATTGACTAGGAGAGAAAATGAATTATACCAACAACGCAAATCCAGCTGAGCTTATAGACCCAGCACAGCTTGAGTTTTGTGATGCTAATAATGAGCGTAGTATTCTATCTATTATGTCTAAGAATGAAGACGCTTTCTTTTCTGTGTTAGCTAAGACTAATGAGACTGATTTTTTGGCTCCAGAGTCTAAAGCGTATTATGCGATGCTTAGTTTGTTACACAGAACAGGGTACAAAGTTTTTGATAAGATGACTTTATCTAAAGCAGCCGCAGATTTATGCTGTGAGTCCCTGTGTAGTGACGCTTTTATAGACGCAATTTTAAATGTCCCTTTAGCTTTAGAGAACCTAGAGGTTTACCTTGCAAAACTTGTAGACGATAGTACTAAGTATAAATTATACACTAAACTACATAATCATACTGATACTGTAAAGAACAACGCAAATGCTATTGACACTAAGTCTAGTGACGACTTGATTAACATAGTTCAGTCAGATATGTTATCTTTATCCCTCAATAGTGGGGCTATTTCTGAACCTAAGCATGTCGCTGATGGTCTTGATGAGTACATTATAAGTATACAAGACGAGAAAGTAGATGTTATAGGGCTATCTACAGGATACCCAGTACTCGATAAAGTAATTGACGGGTTAGTCCCAGGAACTTTGATGATTGTAGCGGCACGTAAGAAAATGGGTAAGTCTACGTTCTTAACCAATATAGCTGCTCACGTCGCCGTGAACGACGGTTATCCTGTTCTATACCTAGACACGGAAATGACATTTAAAGAGTGGAGGGATAGGGTTCTGTCCATTATAAGCGGTGTTAAGGAACGTACCATTAAACATGGCGGGTTTAAAGACATCCCCGCAGTAGCTCAGAAAATAAGTGAGGCTGCTACGTACTTAAAGAAAAGTAAATTGTACCATCATTATTTACCAGGGTATAATGTAGAAAAAATATCAGCTTTATATAAAAAATATAAATTTAAAGAAGATATTAAATTAGCTATATTCGATTACATTAAGGAGCCAGAAGCTTCTAGTATTGAAGCCGGTAGAAAAGAATATCAGATACTTGGTGATGTTACTACTAAGCTTAAAGACTTATCAGGTCAACTAGATATACCTTTCCTTACAGCGGTACAGTTAAACAGATCAGGAGATGTAGCTGACTCAGATAGAATAGCTCGGTATGGAGATATAGTAGCTTTTTGGGGCATGAGAAACCTTAAAACAGCAGAGGAAGAAGGCTGGGACTTAGACACGCATGGATATTATGGTTTAAGTATCAAAGACTCAAGACGAGGCGGAGGTACAGGAGAAGCAGGCATAGGTTTTAAGTTCTTTAAAACTACTCTTACCATAAAAGAAGTTGACCAGAGAGACCAAGTTGAACAGTTTGAATATTTGGACGATGTTAAAATTGAACTAGGACAAGCAAATGATGCAACCTTCGCAGAAGCAAACGGCACCTTATAAACCTGTAGATATTCATAGTCTAAAAGAGAGTGTAGATTTACATAATCTACTTTATTCTTTAGGATTTAAGATAACCAATGAAAACTCAAGAGAGATTCGCTGCACTTGTGTCGTACATGGCGGAGATAACAAAAGTGCTTTTAGAATTAATAAAGATAAACGTACTTGGATTTGTTTTACTCATAAATGTCACGAAGAACACGGTTATGACATCATAGGTCTCATCAAAGGTGTATTGAACACAGATTTTATAGGTGCTTTAGATCACCTAAAGAAATTAGTTGGTGATAATGTAGTTAACGCTAGTTACATGGCCTCTAGAAAGTTTTCTAGTAATAGAGATTCTTTCATAAAAGAATATTCTCAACCAGCTAGACCAGATTATGTGAGTGAAGACCACCTAAGGTCCTATAGACCTTTAAGGTCTCAAAGTTTTACAAGAGATGATAATTTCTCTAAAGAAACCTTAGACTACTTTGAAGTAGCTGGAGGTTTTACAGATAAGTTTAATATACTTAGGGATATTATACCTATAAGAGGCGTAAATGGGGAGTTACAGGCATATTCTTTAAAAGATGTCAGACGTAATCCTCCAGACACTTCTTATAAATATATTATTACTGAGGGTTTTATAAAGGACCAAGTATTATATAATATGCACAATGCAAAGATTTATGCTGAGCATTTTCCAATCATTGTTGTTGAAGGCTTCAAGTCTGTATGGCGACTATATGATTATGGTATCTATAATGTTGTAGCAGCTATTGGTTCTTTTATAACTGAAGGCCAAATGAAGCTACTAAAAGCCCACGCACAGCATGGTGTGGTAGTAATGTTTGATGCGGATGAGGCCGGCAAAACAGGTGCGGATTTAGCTAAAGAATATTTAGGTAAAGAGAAGGTTAAAACATCTATAGTTACAATTTCTCAAGAGGACATAAAAAAAGAAGATGACGGACCGGCAGAATTAACTGTAGAACAGGTTTATAGGTATTTAAATGAGTATATTAGGTGAAAATTTTGTTAAGCTTGTAGGAAAAATTACTTACAAGAACATACAAGAGTACAACGGATACCCAAGTTTTAAATGTAAGCTAGCGATACCCATTAGAGAAGAATTTCAATACATAAAAGTAGATTGTTGGGGAGAAATGGCAACAGCTTTAGGTGAACTTCCTAACGGTACTTGGGTAAAGATACATGGTAGTATTTCTGAAAGCTCTTTCGACACTAAATGTCGTTATTGTCAAGGGTCTTCTAGAGCTTATTGGACAAGTGTTACTATAAATAACTACGTGGTTTTACAAGGAGGTATGTAGTGCAATTATTTAAAGATGAAATATTGGATAACTTAGCAGATGGTAGTAATGTGGCTCAGTTTGTTAGCTTTGGTCCAGCATTAGATTTAAGATTTAAACGTATATGTGGGTTCGAAAACACGCATGATACATCCTTTGGTGATTGTATTAGTCTTCTCATGTTAGCTAGTGGAGAGAAATCAGTAAATGTACGTAGTTTTTTGCCTCACCAACCTAGAAGTAATGAGTTTATTTACGGGCTAACAGATGTAGAAGAAGCCATAGATCATGTACGTAGATTAGCCGCACAAGGTCTATATATTATAGTCAATGAAACTATAGATGTAAATGATGGCGGCGTATCTGGTGTACTACAGAATGACATGATAGAATTTGCACCTGGGGCCGTACCAAGATTTGTAGAGACTTCAGAAGAATTAGTGTCTACTTTTCCTAAAGAGTTGGCTTCAGAAATATTACAAGTAGTATATGGTTTCGATCCTCAATTAACTAAGTATGATAAAGATATAAGACTTGAATTTAGTATCCATCCTGAAAAGCGTGGATATAAACAAGAACGTACAATAGTATGGGAAAAAGAACAAGTGGATTACGTTGAAGTACCGCATTTTTTATCTTGGCCTACTGCTTTTAGTAGGCTAATTGGAGATAAAGCATATGGATTAATGATGGCGGACATACTTGGTTTTGCTGTACCTAAAACTACTGTGTTTCCACGCAAAAAATCCTTAGAACCTTTTTACTTTGGTACTCCTACTGGTGCTTCTAATAACTGGATGCGTACATGTCCTAACGTACAAGTCCCTGGTAAATATACTACTACTAGACATTGGTCCAATCCTTATGAACTTATGGATAGTGATGATCCTTCAGGTAAAGTACTAGCTTCTTGTTTATCACAGCACGAAGTGGTTGCAGAATTCTCAGGAGCTTTATTGAGTGATGGAGAAGAGCTTACTATAGAAGGGACTTATGGTTTTGGTGATGAGTTCATGCAAGGTGAGACTGAGCCTGCTTTATTACCCGAAAGCATTGTTAATGACCTTATAAGGTTGTATAACAATCTAGAGAAGGTGTTCGGGCCTGTAAGATTAGAATGGGCCCATGATGGCAAAAAGCCTTGGGTACTACAACTACATACAGGTGTTGTAAAAAGTTCAGGGAGAGTTGTAGTCCCTGGCGAGTTTGAAGATAGTGTAAGTTTTGACGTAAAGTCAGGACTAGAAAATTTAAGAGCTATTATAAAAAATATAAAACCTGGGTTTGGTATTATCGTTAATGGTAACGTGGGTATGTCCAGCCATATAGCAGATATGCTTAGAAAAGCAGAAGTTCCTTCTGTACTAACCAGCCCTAATTTAACCGAAGGAGTATAGTATGAATAAGCAAGAAGAATCGGCAGAAGTTTTTCAAGGAATTCCCTCCATGGCCCTTCTACCTTCGCAACAATTTAAATTCAATGTCTCTAAAGACAGATATATGTTTAAATTCCCTAACAAAGGTACATTTAAAGATCTAGACCCAGAGTTCTTCGCAGAGGATGACTCAGATTATGAAATTATGCTAGAAGGAGTAGCTAATATATCTATTGTAACTAAAGTTCTATTTGCTACTAAACAGTACCCTGACCTAGAAACTAACCAGTTGTTTTGCCCAATAAATTTTGTCTTGGAAGGTGACGACGTAACTATGTACGGGCAGGTAGTTACCATGTTAGGAGTAGTAAACGATGGTTAAGGACTATTATAAAGTTCTAGGGGTGGGCCGTGAGGCCACCCCCGAAGAAATTAAAAAAGCCTATAGAAAGCTGGCTGTTAAGTACCACCCAGATAAAAATAATGGGGAAGATGCAAAATTTAAAGAGATTAATACTGCTTACGAGACCTTGTCTGATCACGCTAAAAAGCAATCATACGACTTTCAAGGTACGGGCGGACCACAGAGATTTGGTTTTGATGTTAATGACTTTTTTAGTCAGCATTTCGGAGGAAATTCACGACGCCTTTACCCTAAGAAAGGGCAAGATGTTCAAGTAAGGGTTGCGGTTTCTTTATATGAACTGGTAGGAGAATTATCTAAAGAGGTGAGCATAACTTTTAAAGATACCTCTAAAAAATGTGAGGGTACAGGCGCAGAACTACGCGACACCTGTGCAACTTGTAGAGGTACGGGGTCTATAAATAGAGTAGCTAATTTTAATGGTATGCGTATGAATACAAACGTATCTTGTGACGTTTGTTCAGGTAGAGGTTTTATAGTTAAAAAAGTTTGTGCTTCCTGTACTGGGGGCGCTGTGACTATAAATAAAGAATTTGATTTTCAAATACCTCCAGGGTCCAATAATGGTTCCGTGTTACGTTTTCAAGGAAGAGGCGGAGAAGGTTCTAATGGAGGCCCTACAGGCGACGTGTTTGTTAAGTTAGATTTACGTATGCCTAATAAGGCTCATATGACTGACGACCAATTAGCCTCTTTAAAAGGCCTATAATGGGTATACTAAGTTTAGATGTGTCTGCTGCCTCCACAGGATGGTGCTGGACAGAGGACGGTAAGACGTTTGTTAAAGGGATTATACAAACTAAGCCAAAGTTTAATAGGGCTGAGAGACTTTTGTCTTTCAGTGAGCAACTTACTAAAGTATTAGAGGAGTATCGTCCTGACTATATAGTTCAAGAAGATACTTTTGCAGGAAAAAATGTAAAAACTTTAAAAATATTAAGTGAGTTCGCAGGCATTTCTAAATTTACTTGTCAAAAAGTATTAGGTATCAACCCCGTAGTAGTAGCCAACACTACTGTCAAGTCTTATTTTAAAACCAAGACAAAAGAAACCTTATTCTTGTTCATGTGTGACATTTTTGAATTAAAAGACTTGACTTTTAAGAAAGATAACGATATAGTAGATGCTCATGCTCAGTTAATGTACTTTGCAGATATAGTTTTAGAACAACACAAATATAGATTTGATAAAGAGTATGGTTATCTTTATTGGGAGGATCACATTGAACAAGAAGACAGTTAAATTAAGTGCTACAAGGATCAATAGTTTTTTACAATGCAAACAACGCTACTGGTTCTCTTATGTAGACAGATTAGAGAAATTACATAACCCTGTGTTTGCTTTAGGCTTGGCTTGTCATGAAACTTTAGAAAAAGCTGGACGTATTTGGCAAGAGCAGGACCTACAAAAATTTTCAGACCCCCAAGTTAAAGAATTGTTGGAATACTACGACGAAATGTCGGTCAAAGAGGGTATACAGGATCATGAAGACCATTTATTAGGTAAAGATTTAACTGAGTACAGGTTAAATAACTTTGCTTTAGGTAGTAAAATAGTGGGTATTGAGGACAAATTCGGTTTTGCCGGCACACAGACACTTACTACCAAAGATGGGGTAGAGCTTATTGGTGCTATAGATAAATCTATTGAGATAGACCCTAAGACTCTCCTTATCGTAGACTATAAGACTTCAAAAACTGTACCGGATGGGGGTAAACTAAAGGCTGATATACAGCTATCTATGTACGATTTGGTAGCCAGAAAATTGTATCCTCAGTATGAGCGTATTATCCTTAGTTTAGATATGCTTAGAAAAGGTGAGATAGTGTACACTTACCGCACCGATGAAGAAAGTGAAGAGTTTGAGAAGTATTTGACAGTCGTACATAAAGAAATGTCTAATTTAAAGAAGAAAGACGCTAAACCCGCACTAAACTTCCTATGTGCTTGGTGTGACCACAGTAATGTGTGTGAAAAATATCAAGAGATGTGTAAGAAAAAAGAATTTGCTTTCTTAGACGTCAATGCTCAACCTGATGGCGACTTAATACAGGAATGGGAAGACGTAAGAGCGTCTAAAAAGATTTTAGAGATGCGCGAACGTGAAATAGCTAGTGTTATTCTGGAAAAAATAAAAATACAAGAAAAACCTGTAGCTTCTGAAGAGATGGGCAAAGAAATGGTACTACGTCAGAATGCTCGTACTTCTTATAACGCTAAAAAATTAAGTGGGTTTATTCCTTATGATGATTACGTGTCTATTTCTAGCGTGTCCCCAACAAAACTGAAGAAATATATGGATAAAAATCCTAAAGTTTCACCTATACTTCCAGAGATAAGTGAGACCAGCTTTACTAGCGCTTTTTTGGCGACTAAAAAATTAAAACCCAAGGAGTAAGAATTATGAAGAAAAAGATTTTATTTTATGGGGATTCCCCTACGGTTGCTACAGGTTTTGGTACTGTAGCTCGTAACATTATTGAGAATCTTTATAAGAGTGGCAAGTATGAGATTGATATCTTTGGTATCAACTATCATGGTACACCACATCCCTATCCTTTTAATATATGGCCTGCTATGGACCACCAAGCTGGCGACCCTTATGGCCGAAAGAAGTTTTGTCACTTTGCTGTTCAGCACGACTTTGATATTTTATTTATACTACAAGATACTTTCATTGTAGATTTTTTACCTGAGTTATTGAGCCATCTTGAACAGAACCGAACAGAACCTTTCAAAACAGTCATGTACTATCCTATAGATAGTATTTTAAAACCATCTTGGTATAACAACATCAAAGATATAGACCAACTGGTAGCTTATACAGAATTCGGAAAAGAGGCTTTTTTAAAACATGATAAAACTAAAGATATATCGGTAGTATATCACGGGGTTGATGTAGCAGAGTACAAACCTTTGGATGATAAAGAAGTTTCAGATTTTAGGAAACAGTATTTTGGTACTCATGCGGATAAGTTTATTTTTATGAATGTTAACCGTAATCAACAGCGTAAAGACATTCCTAGAACTATGCAGGCGTTTAAAGAGTTTCAAAAAGAAGTACCTGAGTCAATTTTATACCTGCACATGGCTAAGAAGGATCAAGGCTGGAGCTTATTGGACCTATGTGAAAGCATGGAATTATCTCCCACTAAAGATATTATTTTTCCAGAGAACATGGAGCCTAATCAAGGGTACCCTAGAGATGTTCTTAATATGCTCTATAATGCCTGTGACTGCGTTGTAAGTACAACCCTAGGTGAAGGTATGGGTTTAGCCTGGCTTGAAGCTATGGCCTGTAAAACGCCTATAATCATGCCTGATAATACAGCTATGACAGAATTTATCACAGAGGAAATGGGGTACCTAGCTGCTAGCGGGTCTAATCCAAGTTTATGGACTTGCGTGCCTAATGACAATGAAATAATGAGACCACTAGTTGATGTAGAAGACCTAGTTAAAGTTATGGTACATGTTCATGATAATTATGATGAAGCCTTAGGAAAAGCAAACACAGCCTATGACTGGATACACGATGAGATGGTTTGGTCAGGTAAGATTACTAAGCAATGGCTCAAAGTATTCGACGAAGTAGCCAAAAGTATGAGTAATCCCCCTAAAGTTACTACCGGCCCTTCAATTAGGTCAGAAGAACTGTAAATAACTGTTGACAACTTAAGCCTAATATAGTATAGTACTACTATTATTGGGCTTAAGTTTTTTAAGGAGGATCAAATGAAGCAATATTTAGATTTATGTAATAGAATAGTTAACGAAGGTAAGTGGGTAGATAATATTCGTACGGGTAATAGATGTTTAACAGTTATTGATGCTTCGTTTGAGTATGACGTAAGTGAAGGTGAGTTTCCGATGCTAACCACAA